AGTACCGTGGCTGGCACCTCAGCGGGTCAACTTAGCGGTGCAAGAATTAACGCCTTGTTAGATGCTATTGACTGGCCTGCCTCTATGCGTGACGTAGATGCAGGGCTAACCACAATGCAGGCAGACCCAGGCACAGCCCGCACAAGCCTTGCAGCTATGCAGACCGTAGAGACTAGCGAGTATGGCGCCTTGTATGTAGATGCCGCTGGTTCGTTTGTCTTTCAAGATAGAGACGTTACAGCTGGCAGTACTGGCCTTGCTCCTGTGGTATTTAACGATAACGGCTCAGATATTAGCTACTTTAATGCGGTGTGGCGCCTTGACGATACCCTAGTTTATAACTCAGCCAGCATTACCCGCACAGGTGGCACAGCCCAGGTAGCTATAAATCAGCCCAGCATAAATAAGTACTTTGTGCATAGCTACAATCAACAAAACTTGCTAATGGAGACAGATGCCGTAGCCCTAGATTACGCACAGGCATACGTTGCATCTAGAGCTGAAACAAGCATCCGATGCGATGCTATACAGCTAGACCTCTATACCGATAATTACAATACTGGCATTATTGCAGCGCTAGAGCTTGACTACTTTGACCCTGTAACTATTACAACTAACCAACCTGGGGGCTCAACCCTTACTAAGACTTTGCAGGTGTTTGGCGTAGCTCAAAGCATCACGCCTAACAGTTGGAAAACAACACTTACCACTTTAGAGCCAATTATTGACGGCTTTATATTAGACTCATCCATATACGGTTTGCTTGACAGCGGCGTATTAAGTTATTAAGGAGATAGGACTATGGCAGCTGGATTAGGTTTTAAGACCTTTACTACTGGCGAGGTACTTACGGCAGCTGACACTAACGGCTACCTAATGCAAGGTATTAACGTCTTTGCATCTACAGCGGCAAGAGATGCAGCTATTACCTCACCACAAGAGGGGCAGTTTGCATACACAAAAGACACTAATTCCCTGTGGTATTACACAGGCTCAGCGTGGGCGGCCTCAGGTGCAACAGGTGATATTGAAGGCGTTACAGCTGGCATAGGTATTAGCGGCGGTGGCACTAGCGGCACGGTAACTATTACTAACGATATGGCTACAACGATTACAGCCGCGGGTGACATTGTAGTAGGTACAGGTAGCGGTACTTACGATAATTTGCCTATTGGTACAACTAATCAAGTACTTACAGCTGATACAACAGTTTCGCCTTACAAAGTAAAATGGGCTACGCCAGCAGGGGGCGGTGGCAAGGTTTTGCAGGTAGTTTATGGCTCAACTTCAACTGCCGCTGCTTCAAGTTCTGCAACTTACATCGACAGCAATTTAACGGCAACAATAACACCGACATCAGCGACAAGTAAAATCTTGGTTATTTTTAATCAGTTTGTATCAAAAACAGGTGATATTGAAGGTGGTCTAAAATTATTTAGAAACTCAACAGAAATACTAGCCGTAGCAACTGCCAACATACTTTATACCGCTACTACTTTAATGATTAGAACTGTTACTGTTGGCGCAAGTTATTTAGATTCGCCTGCAACAACTTCAGCAACAACTTACAAAACACAGTTTAATTCTACTGGGGCAACTTTTACCTGCCAGCAAAATCCTTCAACATCAACAATTACATTATTAGAAATTGGTGCATAATGGCAACAGGCGCAGAGGTTTTAGAAATGCTTATTCCAACAGGTGGTTGGACTATCAACGGAAATAATTGGGAAGGTGTTCAATTTATTGAAGCAACACCAATTACGGAAGCACAATTTAATGATGGATTTGCGCAATATGATGCGTGGAAGGCTGAGCAAGATGCAAAGGTTGCAGCAGACAAAGAAGCGGCACAGGCTAAACTTGCTGCACTTGGTTTGACTGCTGACGATTTTAAGGCACTTGGGCTTTAATGCAGACTAGCTACAACGGCTGGCCAGCATCTAAGAATCAGGCTGAGATAGGCGTTAAGCCTTTTAAGGTAGAGGGCACAAGCCTTAAAATCCGCTGTGCTGAAAAGGTAGCGCCCTTGCTTATTAACTTTGCTAAAGAGTTTAACGAGCTAATAGAGCCTATAGAGGGCGGCACGTTTGACGATTGGGGCTATGCCTACAGAGATGTAAGAGGAGTGCCAGGCAAACTAAGTAACCACGCCAGCGGCACAGCTATAGACCTTAACGCAACTAAACACCCTTTAGGCAAGGTGGGCACGTTTGAGGCCAGCAAGGTACCGATGATTAGAGCCCTAGCTAAAAAGTATGGCCTAACCTGGGGCGGGGATTGGACTAGAAAAGATGAAATGCACTTTGAGATAGCACTAAGCCCTGAAAAGGTCACGGCTTTAATTACTAAGTTAGGATTACAAAATGCCAACTAGCGCACAGGTAAGCGTAGGCACTACAGCTATAGTATTGGTAGCCTCAACAGGCTTCGACCAAACCGTATGGCTACATAACTCAGGCGGTGGCATTGTTTATTTAGGCGATAGTGGAGTAACAACGAGCAACGGCTATAAGCTAGATAATGGCGATAAAATGCAGCTTTTGGTAGGTGACCACGAAAGCCTTTATGGCGTTACGGCCTCAGGTACTAATACTGTGGGCGTACTTAAACAAATCAACTAAGGGCAGAAAAGAGTAAATAAATGAGTGATATACAGCAAGCTAATATACCTGCAAGTACGGTAACCCTTTTAGCCTCAGGCGTTCGCACAGCAACAGCTGCAGGCACAGCGGTTACAGGTTTTGCGGCTGCCCGGCAATTAGTTCTACAGCTACAGGTAACTGCAGCTAGTGGCACAACCCCTACCCTAGATGTAGTGGTTCAAGATACAACAGACGGCACAAACTACAACACTATAGCTACCTTTACACAGAAAACAGCGGCAGCACGTGAGGTTATTAGACTCACCACACCTTTTACAGATAACCTAAGAGTAAATTACGAAATTGGCGGAGTGACACCGTCTTTTACTTTCAACGTTATCGCCTGGGCGGACTCAAATTGAGCGCGCAACTAAAGGCAGCGGCCTTATCTTATCTACGTGCGGCTTTATCTTGTGTCGGAGCCCTGTATTTATCGGGTATTTCAGACCCTAAAGTACTAGCTAATGCTTTTATAGCTGGACTAATTGGGCCAGTATTGAAAGCTCTAGCACCTAATGAAAAGCAACTTGGGATAGGCGCTAAGTAAGTGTCGCAGGCCCAGGCATATATAGCGGTAGCGTTGGGAATTGCTACCCTTTCAGGGCTTATGGCTGGGCTTGTCAACCACTTAGTAAAGTACTACCTATCTGAGCTACGCCAGGACGGCAACGGCGGGCATAACCTTGTAGGGCGAGTTGAACGTATTGAGCTACGGGTTGACCGTATCTACGAAATGTTGCTAGAGGACAGACTGACTAAATAGGGCGTGTCGCGTTGCCTTTTGTCGGTGGGTAGGTTCATACTTTAACTACACACGCCGGGAGGGCTACCCGGATAGGTAGCTCATCGGCCTTAACAAAGGGCGAAAGATGAACAGTTTAGATTTAATGGTAGTAGGTATGGTTTGCCTGTTTATGGGCTTATTTATCTACGCAGCTTATGAAATGGGCTACAAAGTAGGCCTGGGTGAAGGTTACCTACGTGGGCGTAATATAGCTAAGGCGCTAAAAGAAGCTGAGGCCAAGCGATGAGTAATTTCTTAGAAGGATACGAGGATGTCAACGCCCGCATTATTAGGGCACGTAAAGAGTTTCCAACTTTGCGTTTAGTTGCATACATAGAGGACATAGATATAACAAAAGGTTATATTCTTGTTAAGGCTGAGGCCTATAAAGAGTACGAGGACCATTTACCTAGCGCGGTTGATTATGCCTTAGAGGTGCGTAGCGACAGAGGCGTAAACCTTCATTTCTGGGTAGAAAACTGTGTGACTTCCGCTTATGGCAGAGTTTTAGGCCTGTTAACACCTGGAGGCATAGCTCGTAGTACTAAGCAAGATATGGAAAAGGTAGAGGCGTTAAGCGCTAAGGATGTAGCGCCAGCCAGCGAGGATTTATGGGCTACAACACCCGTGGCACAAACCATAGAGGCAGTTAAAAATGAGCTAGGCGGCATATACCTACAAGGCAAACCTGAGTGTAAGCACGGTGCCCGCGTTTGGCGTACAGGCACTAGTGCCAAGACAGGCAAAGAATGGGGCAATTACAGCTGCACAGAAAAGA